ACTCAAGTCGTTTGCACAAGTTGCGATGATAGGCAAGACCATGTTAGAAGGGCCTGTCAAGGTGACGATCACGGCGTACTTCTCGCATAAAACCAAAACGGGATGGCACGTTTCTCGACCCGATCTTGACAACATCATCAAGGCAGTTCTTGACGCGCTGAACGAAGTCGTATTTGACGATGACGCAGCCGTGTGTGAACTCGTCGCTGCAAAGAAGTACGACAACGAAGAACGCATTGAGGTCCAAGTCGTCAATGTCTGAAAATTTCATGCAACAGTACGGTGCGAAGCTCGTGGATGCGGGCTATCGAATCGTACCAATCATGCCCGGAACCAAGCGTCCGGGGCGGTTCAATGAGAGTCAATGGGGAGAACTTGGCAGATGGACTGAGATCAGTGCGCAACCGTTTCACGTAGACATCTGGGCAAAGTGGCCCGGATGCGGCATCGGCATTCTGACCGGCGAAGTGATTGCAATTGACATCGACATTCTGGATGAAGATGTCGCGGTCAAAGTCGGTGAAGTCTTCCAAGAAAAATTAGGGAAGACCGACTTCATCCGTATTGGTAAATCGCCCAAGGCGCTTTATCTCTATCGTACCGACAAACCGTTTAGCAAGATCTCTTTGCATCCCATAGAGGTCTTGGGAACCGGTCAGCAGTTCGTTGCCTACGCTAATCACCCGGATACATCAAAACCATATCGGTGGCCGTTTCTGCTGCCTCACGAGAATCCTATTACGGCGTTGCCACTCGTAACTCGTGAGCAAGTCTTAGAAGCCGCTGAGGTCGCTTATCAGACACTGCCGCCTAATCTTCGGCAACGCAAACTTGGAGGGAACGTCTCCACGCATGTTCCTGAGACCAAGCCGTCAGATAGTGGTCTTGTGGGAACCATTTCCGCCGTGGAAGATGCGCTCAAGTTTGTGCCGAACCCGGACCTCTCTTGGGACGATTGGAACCGAATCGGCATGGCCATTTACTGCGCTACCGAAGGCACCGGAAGGCATGTTTTTGAGGACTGGTCGCGGTTATCCAAAAAATACGACGCGAATCAGACCGCGTTGCGTTGGGATCATTACAGCAAGTCACCACCGTCCAAAATCGGCGCTGGAACGCTTTACTTCTTTGCGCAGCAGAACGGTTGGGTTCCGCCGCCGCATATTGATCTAAACCCCGTAAAAGCCGTCAGAGTCGATCTGACAGGGCTTGTCACGCCAAAGCGTGCACCGAAAAGTACCAAAAGCAACTTTCCTCACGAGTGGTTTGATAGTCCGTCCATCGTCGGTCGTACTACACGCTGGATTGTGGAAACCTCTCAGCTCCCACAACCAACCTTTGCATTAGCCAATACGCTCGTCATGTGCGGGGCACTTTTTGGGCGACGGTATTCCATGGCGCATTTGAATACGCGCTGCAATCTCTTCGCGATTGCGGTTGCAAAACCCGGTGCCGGTAAAGATCACTCCCGGCAGCGTATCAAGGAATTGATGAATGCAGCAGGATTGAACCAGTTGATCTGTGGTGATCGTTTCTCATCAGGCGTTGCGATCTTGCGTACGCTTTTTGATTACCCGTCGCGCATCTCTCATCTGGATGAGATGGGTTTGTACTTGCAATCACTGACCGCTAAGAACGCAGCATCGCACCAGCGCGACATCATCAAAACGCTGCTTGAAGTTTACAGCAGCAGCAGCGGCATTTATCACGGACAAGAGTACGCCGATTCAATCAATCGCATACGCTTTGACATCAATCAACCTAATTTCAACTTCTACGGAACCACGACGCCAAGAACACTGATCCCGGCGCTGAACTTCGATATGGTGGATAACGGAACGCTTAGCCGCATTCTGCTTATACCTCCGTTTGAAGAATATCCAGACTTGCAGATTCCGAAAGACATTCCGGTTCCGCAGGATCTGATTGATGACATTCGTGATGCTTATTCCATCGTCCCCGCAGGACAAGGGAACCTCACAAACTTACCGACCATTCCAAACTCTGCCGTGCAGCCCATTACGGTTAATTGGGAAGACGCTGCCTTTGAAGAATACAAAGGCATTCGCGATTGGCAGTTGAAGCAGTGCCGAGGCGACGAAGCCTTGTGGGTGCGCTACAGCGAGCTTGCGCTGAAAGTCGCCATGATCGAAGCCATCGCTCGTGATCCGCGTACACCAGTTATGACTCTTGAAATCTTCAAGATGGGTAACGAGTGCGTGCGCTGGTCATTTAACTACGCATCAGACTTGTTGCAGCGGGAAGTCAGCGAAAACGAAATTCAAGCGCAGCACAAGAAGATTCTTAACTTCATCCTGCGTCAGGGCGAAGCCGGAGCAAGTTCTACGCAACTCGCCAAGTACTGTCAAGGAATGAAAGCAAGAGATCGCAATGAGATTCTGACGACATTGATGGAGTCCGGTGACATCGTAGAAGAAATCATCGCTCCTCCCGCAGGGGGAAGACATCGAAAGGTCTACAAGTTACGCAGGTAAAAAAATGCCCCGGAGAGGGAGTGCTCAATCCGGGGCTAATCACTCATCACAGGAGAAAAACACACATTCCAACTCTATCAGACTTTTCCAGCCCTCTCAAGTTCGTCCGCAGCGCGGTTGCAATACCACGCCGCCTTGCGTAAGTCCTGAGCGTATTTGCCCTTCTTCGGGCGACTGACGTACTTCAAGACATTCCCCGCGCAGTAGGCGACGAAGCCCTCCAGCCCAAGCGCAGCCCGAATGTAGTCAATCGTTTCGATGCCTTCTTGCTGGTAGTGCTCGGGGTGATTTACCGGGTCATACACCGCACATACCCTCGCACTCGTTGTTGAACATATCAATCTGCCCGTGATCGGCAGCGGTGGACAAATCAGCCTCATCTAACGGAACGCGAGAAGAATGCATAAACGGAACGGATTTCAAACTTGTTTTTTCGCGATCACGCAATAACTTATCTATTTTTACCGCATCAGCCCAAGATTCTGGATCGGCCTTTATTAACCGCCATTCATGGTCAGAGTGGAACGGACAGCCAATACAAGAGGATTTGGGCGGTAGCGGGTAACCCTTCCGCTCCATCCAATTTAAGCAATCATGCCGCGCCATTCCTTTTTCTATTAACGGCCATCGGTTGACGTTCCATGCGTCACGGCTTGGCTTCATTCGTAAGGCTTCATCGGTACTAATGCCAATGTAAGTTTCAGACAAAACACCTTTTGCGCGTTGATATGGTTTCAAGCCAACTAATTCCCGCTGCTTTTTCATCAATGGAAAAATTTTGTAGTCAGCGGTGCATTGACGTTTACCCATTGCATTTTCGCCGTTCTCTTTTACAAGATGCCAAGGAACGCTATTAAATTGTTTTCCTCTACTATTAACTCCGTTAATAATGTCCGTTCGCAGATTGCCTTTTGCAACACGGTAAACTGGGAACGGATAAGAACAGCGTTTTATTTCAGCCTCTAGCCAATCTAGCCAATCGTAAACCTTGCGCGGCTCCCATCCGGTATCGGCAAAGATCGCCGCCTCAACCGGCTCTAGTTCGCCGTGGGCAATCATTAAGGCCAATGTGGACGACTGCACCCCAGCGCCAAGGGATAAAAACCTTTTCACTTAGCTTCGGCCTGTTTCGCCGCCTTCGCCTTACGCTTCTTACGACGGGCTGCGACCATCTTCTTGTAATGCTCTGGGCTACGGCGCTTCTTATCACCCGTTGCCGCAGAGCCACCCTTGCGCCCAATCTCAGCAAGGTATTCCCTGATCGCCCCAGTCGTTTTATTTGTCTCTCTTAATCTCATCTAATCTCTCCGTCAAATGATCAATCTCTGCTTTCAGCGTCGTAATCTCAGCCTCTAGCACCGCCGCCTCAGCCCACATACCCGCCTGCCTGATACCGGCTAGGGCGTTCCTGACTTTCTGATTCTGGTTCTGTCCGTAGCCCCATGGTGCAGCCGAGAGTTCGTTCTTCCATGAACCCGGCGGGGACTGGTTATCATACATAAAACAACCCTCTTGTGTTAGAAGTTTAGTTCTTGTCCACCAAGATCAAAAGCAAATACAACAACACTGCGTCAATGAGTTCGCCACCCAATAGCCACGATGCCGCGATGCATAACGCTGCCAGTGCAACGGTCGGGAACCAGCTCATGCGTTCTTCATCACGTTGACGGCATAAGCCACGGCTTCAATCTGCGGTCGCCACGAGGCGGTCACGTAGTCCCTTGGGAAAATCCGCACCGAGGGATACCAGAGGCTACGGTCGCCGTCCTTGTTGCCCCAATACCACAATTTGTTTGCATCCATCAGCATGACGGGTACGCCTAACGCGCCAGCCATGTGAACCGTGGAACTGCTGATGGAAACGATGACATCGCAGGCTGAGCAAAGCGCTGCCAAACCGTCCAAGTCTTTCCAGCAATCCACCGAGGACTGCAAGATCTTCACGCCGTGCTTGGCTTCAAAGTCCGCAAGGTCTTGCTTAACGTGCCCGTACTGCAAGTTCACAAATTTGATACCCGGTATCGAGAAGATCGGCATCATCTCTGCAAGGGCCATGCTCTTGTGCGGACCAATCTTCATCGCGGAACTGATCCACGAAACGCCCACCACAAAATCATCGTCCGTAATCCCAAGCTCCTCCAGAATCGCCTTCGTCTTGGCCTCGTCCGCCTTCAAGAAGTTGCGCTTGGCGTAGCGGGTGATGTCTTCCTTGGACTCAATCAACGATGCCCCGAGACTCGCAAAAGGAATCTGCGTCTCGTGCTTGTCTGCCGGGACCTGCGAGGTGTTCGGGATAAACTCAATACCCGGCATCGACCTTGAAAAGAGCGGAATCAAACGCGGCTCTACCATCGCGGTCATTTGCTCTGTGTGACTACGCACTGTCGAAAGCAACGATCCGTAAATGATCTGGTCCCCGATGCCCTGCTCGCCCCACACCAGCACCGACTTGGCACCGCTGTCCTTTGTCCACTGCGGCTTGTCGGTATTAAGTTTTGGAGATTTAAATCGTGTGCTCTGCCACCGGGTGTCATAGAGCGGCCACCCCGTCTTGAAGTCGTTCATCTGTAGTGACAACAACCCCAGAATCCACTGGCAGTTGGGGTCTTCACCGTTGATCTCGTGCGCCTTGCGGAACGATTCCAGCGCGTCCTCCCAACGCCGCAGCTCCCATTGACTCGCACCCCGCTGCATGTACGCCATGTAAAACTTCGGGTCTACCTTGAGCGAACCGTTCTGATCGGCAATCGCTTTCTCGTACTGCTGGAGTTCCGAGTAACACATACCCCGGTTGTAGTAGTCCTCCGCGAGCGCCTCACCCGTATCAATCAACAACCCATAGGTCTTCGCTGCCTCACGAAACCGGCCCATGGTCTGCAAGAGTTTCGCTTTGGCGCGGCACAGAATCCCGCTTGTCGGATGCTTGGCAATTCCGTAGTTACATAAATCCAACGCGTCTTCGTACTTCTTCGCTTTGAAGAGTTTCTCGACGTTGTTGATGATGTCCTGCTTGGTGAGCTTCATATCGTTGCCGCTGCCCTATGGAACCAAACTTCAGATGAGCGCTTGGTTTTTGAATTGCTCTTAACAGATTTTGAATGTGTCCAAGGCAACCATGTTGCGCCTTCTTGTTCACAAACAATCACCTCACCATCTCTACTCAAACACCATTTCGATAGCCTTTCAAAGTTTATTGTTTCGCTGCCAAATGGGTAATGAATCCCTTGCTTTTGATACGGAGGATCAACAAACCAAGTCGCCTCTATGTTTGGTATCTCAGAGTAATCTGAAATTTTATGACATTCCCAATGTCTAATACTTTCAACCTGTTCGGCAATTCGTTCCCTTCTCTTTCTTCCCCAGAATTGTGCAGTGCTTGACCACTCCTTTGCCCATCGGCTCTTCGTTTTGCAAGGTGATACAACGCCCGTGTTCAAACAGAAGCCAATCAAAACCTTTGCCCCATTTGGGGCATCTACGTCGTCAAGATGATTAAACTCCGTGGGTAGCGACATCACATCTTCTTTACTTGCAGAAATTAACCACTGCCACATATCAACTAAATCTGGATTTACTTCAAACAACATTACTTTTTTTTCGTAATGCCTTAAAGAATAGCCAGCACCACCCGCAAAAGGTTCAACTACTACTTCATGCTTTGGGGATGGATACATCGCGGCAATGCGATACTTCCCCCCGTAGTAGTTGATAAAAGTCTTCATATCGTTGCCACCACGGCCATCCACTCGCGGCCATACTCAACGTCCACCCAGTCCTTGAACCAAGGACCACCACGGGTCATGTGTACAGCAATAGGATTCGGGCAGTCATTCTTGGTGTACCACCCCTCAAGATAGTTGTACGCAATCGGAAGATGCCCGATCACATCGTCGGTCAGCCACTCAAACCTATGAAGATACGCGGGTGTCACCGTATTCACAATCTCTGGCGTGAGTCTCTTAACTTGTTCATGCTGACAATTGATGAACATAAAACTAGACCAGTTCTTGCGAGGGTAAACGTGCTGCGGTTGGTTATTCATTTTGACCGTTTCGGTAGGCCGGTAGTCGTGCGGTACCACGAAGCACGCTTTTGCCCCGTCGGCGTAGTCAAGCAAAGTCGCGATGTCCCCCCGGAAAAGAAAATCGCAGTCCATAAATACGGCCCATCCGGTGTACCCCGCGAGGTGTGGAGTCAGAAACCGCGTGAGGCTGAACTCCGTAGACGCGAGCGCATCGACCGGACGCCAATAGATGCCTTGTTCGCGCAGATCGTTTTGCTTTATCGGAACGATGTCGAGCGGAATAGATGAGTACAACTCAAGCGACTTCTTCGCGACCTGATACGCAATGTCTTCTCGGGAATCCCAGCCTATAAACACCCGCAAGGACGGGTCAGTCATCTTCTTGCTCCGCTCCTTCCTCGCGCACATCCATCATGGCGTCGGCAATCTTGTACGCATCACGAGCAATGTCCCAAGGGTTGTGCCAATGATCGTCTCTCGCCAGTAACCCCTGCACCGCTGCCGAAGCAAAATAATCACGCAGGGTCGGGTCTTC